GAAGGTTCGGTCTACCGCAAGGGGATAAATTGCAACTGCGAACAAATCGAGGATGTTTCCAAGCTTCGGACAACGGAGGCGTCCACCGCGCAACACGCGAGTCGTTTCAGACACAGCGCTGGCCTTGTACCGGCCTGTTGGTCCTGATGGCAGCTCCCGCGAGGTAACCCGGTACACCGGGCCAACCCTGCGTGAGCGTGTACATGACTATATGGATGCAATGCGTGATCTTCACGAAGAGGTCCCCCCGGGGGCCCCGCCCGACGGATCGGGTGAAATTCCCGCTGACCGGTATGATGAACCGGTAGCCATGGATATCCCCCACTTCGAGGAACCATGGTACCAGCGGGTCGGCCGCAACGTCAAGCGCGCCATGTTGAAGTGCTTCTGCCTTGGAGAGTTGGCGGAGTGCTGGGATCGAGAGGTTGCGATGTCTGCGGCCATCCGCCAAGAGATGATGACGACGTTCGTCCCAGACGAAGGTCGCACCGTCCAGGAACAGGTGGTAGCAGATGTCGAGCGGTTGAATGCGCACAAAGTTAAGCACATCCCGCGCCTCGTCGTCGAAGTCGTAGTCGCTTTGCGCTGCAAGTTGGGCATGGGAGCCCAAGATCGCAGCATACCGGGCAACGTGTCGGTTGTGCGTGCTGAAGCCGCCAAAATGCTACGCGATTGGAACGTCCGTGCGAAGGATGCCGCTGCTCACTTGGTTGAGATTGAGCGGTGTTTCTTCGAGGATGACAGCCACTATCGCGTGACCACGTGGCGTGCGCGCGGCGTCCGCAATAGTCGATTCTTCCGCTGGTTCATTGGTAAGAATGAACCGGTGGGTTTCGACTACTGAGGGCGCCCAGTCCGACATAGGGGGGTAGACACTGTGCACAACGTACCGAGAGAGGCAATGTTTTGGAAGCCTGAGGTGCGCCGTGAGCAGGGTCTAATAGGGCCCCCACCTTTTACACTCAAGGTGTTAAAGGATGGGCAACCGGTCAAGCAACGTACGTACCATGTAGTATCGCGCATGGGGGACAACCACAACTTGGGAGTCTTTAACAACTCAGTGGACTCGGTGGAAAGAGCACTGGTTGAGCGATACGCTTTATGTGAAGTCGAGAGTGGAGTGTTTCTACCAGCATTGAGAACAGCGTATAGGGAGTGGCGGGCACCCGGCCTGCTGCGTTTCCGAGAGCAAGTAGTCAACGAAGTTCGTCAGACAGCCACCGTGTTAACGCTACGCGAAGTAGTGAAATGTTACACAGGTGCCAAGAGACGTATCTACGAAGGCGCGCTCCGCAGTCTCATGCGCACTAAACTCAGTACGCGGGATTCTATGTTAAAACCGTTTACAAAATTCGAAAAACAAGATCTGTCAAAAGCGCCGCGGATTATCAACCCGCGAAGTCCGCGATACAACCTGGTGCTGGGGAAGTATCTCAAGAAAGCGGAAAAGTCCTACTTCCAAGCCATAAATAAGGCATGGGGGGGGCACACAGCACACACAGTCATAAAAGGCCTGAATTCACACGATGCGGCCGAGGTTATGAGAGCAAAGTGGGACCGGTTCCGAAGGCCGGTCGCCGTAGGTCTGGACGCCAAGAAGTACGACATGCATGTCGATGTTCCGGCGTTGGAGTACGAACACTCGTTCTACAACCTCGTGTTCATGGTGGAAGAGCTTCGCCGGCTACTCAGGGAGCAGCTGTACAACATCGGTATAGCATACTGCCCAGACGGCAAAGTGTACTTCACGATTAACGGCACGCGGTGTTCTGGAGATTTGAACACTGCACTTGGAAATTGTATACTGATGTGTGCGTTGATTCTCAACATGTGCGGGGAGTTGGAGATCGACGCGGAATTGGCAAACAATGGGGATGACTGTGTCCTGTTCCTGGAGAGTGACCAGGTGGAGCGCCTACAGGGCGCCGTC